TTAAGTTCTTTTATCAGTCTCATTAGTTAGCTCCTAAATTACCGTCAGCGCCTTGATGGGCTGTTGGACCGTAACCGTCAACCTTAGCCAACTCAAGGATAAGAACAGCATCACCATTAGAAATAGAAATGTTTATATCCTGATCGTTTTCTGTGTTTTCAGCAAAACCGTACCAGTCAGTATGGTCGCTGCCGTGTAAGTGTAGAATGTCCACACCGTTACGTGTAATAGTTACGGATGCGTTTTTATCACAATACCAATGTACTCCTGAAATATTAACTGCTGGTGTACTAGCAGTCTCAGAGGCTTTTAGTAAGTCAACATCAAGATCAATAGTGCCACTGTCTCCGCCAGTTCCGCTGACTCGGACTACGGCCTGGACTTGTGTCAACTTTAAATTAGAACTAGCGAATGCCATCTATTTTCTCCGTTTACTTTTTCTTTTTATGGTTCATGTGAGATTCTTGTGCAAGGACCTGTACGCCTTCTTCTGAGATCTCAACCTGTTCGATACCATGCTCAAACATAACCTTATACCAAGCAACATTGCCTTCTTCATCTGGAAGAGCGTGTTCGCCTGTGATAGGAGTGCCTTCACCAAAACCTTCTTTAAAGATCTTTGTAGCACACATATGCTTGTCGCCTTCTAAAGAGCCTTTTTCGACTCCATCCATTGGCGCCTCTTGGATATCTACCTCAACGCCTTCTCTGAATTGTCTAAACGTCTTCATTATCGTCTCCCGTTTCAACTGTTTCAGGCTCGGCGGCAGGGTCTACCTCAAGTATATGATCTTCACCATCTGCCAAACCCATTGCTTCTAATTCTGGATTCTTAAAAACACTTTTTGCAAGCTCTGTTTTATAGTCGTTTAGAGCTTCCCCAGCTCTCGCCTGCATGATAGCATTAAACTTGTCTTGGACTTCACTAGCTTTACCACTAGCCATACTTTGCATCATGTCTCTGATTGCTGCTTCTCTGTCCATCATTGTTCTCCTGTATCTTCACCGGCAGCTTGTTGCTGCATTGCCATTTCATGTTCTTGATCTTGTGTCATAAAAGGTTCTTCCATCTGCATCTGCATATTAATTTCTTCTATCTGCTCATCTGTAAGCATGAGTATCTCTTTCTGTACATACTCTTTACTAAACAGTGCGCCAATATAAGAAGAAGCACCTTGTAAAACTTCAAATCTACTTCTCAGAATCTCCTGATTCTTTGATTCAGTATAGTAAGCATCTTGTGCATACACATACTTAATGTTGTCTCTATGTAGTTTCCAATCCTCTTCTGTCATAATGTTTTTAAGGACTAACTGTGTCTTTAACATATCATCAAACATGGTTGAAAACTTCTTTCTCAACTTAGAAACAAACTTGGTAAACTTTAGTTCATCTCTGTTGATTTCAGCTGCTCGGCCAAAGTTTAAGCCCGCCTGCTGTTCTAATCTTGATACAGGAACATTCAATGACTGATATAACTTCTTCTGGAAGTATTCTATATCTTCTATCTGTCCTAAGTTCTGTCCTGCTGGCAGTGTGTCAATTTGTGTACCCTGACTGCCTTCTCTACGTGGAAGCCAGAAGTCTTCCAACATAGACATAAACTTTTTGTCGTCCCTGATTTCACCTGTGTTAGCATCATATACTAACTTGTTACGATATCTATCCATGATATCCTTCAGGTACTGTTCTGCTCTGTTGCTTGGCAAGTTGCCAACGTCAACATAAAATATTCTACGTTCCGGAGCGCGTGTAATACGATAAATTACTGCTGCGTTCTCCATCATTCTGAGTTGGTTAGCTGGTCTAATAGCCTTATGTAGGTAGGACAAAGGAATATTTTTGTCCTGATCTATCATACCGCTAGGACAATACACTATTGCATCCTTTGTTATCTTCAAAGCATTGTCGCTATCAGATGCTCTGTATTGACCGGGTTTATCAGATAAACCCTTTTCATTGTATAAGAAATATTCTTCTGTACTCTTAACGAAAGAAACACCCTGTTGGTTTTTTTCTTTCTTTACTTCCTTGACCTTCGTTATTTTGCGAAAATCAATATAACGTATGTCTTTTATACCGTCTTGAGGCTTTTCAGTATCAATTACTTTGTGAAAATACATTCTACCATCAATGTACCAACGCCTAAAGTAATCTTGAGCCCTA